TACTTATTCCTCCATTTCAATATGAAAGCCCATATAAGCTTTACGATACCTATTGTAATAAAAAAGATTCCTAACTTAAATAACATGCTTTACACAGATGGGTGTGTGTGCTATATTTTTATTAAGAAGGGCTTTCGCCCTTCTCGTAAGCTATTGAGTGATTACTTAAATAGCTTGTCCAGAATCAATAAGATGATTCCGATCAAGAGGTTCACTATCGCTTCAGCGGCCAGGCTTTTATAGTCGATAGTGGACTTCTTTTTTCTTTTGTGTTTTCCCATCTGATTTCTCACCTCCTTACAAGTATAGTATAACATAGGGTAGACCCTATGTCAATGAAAAAAGAAAATTAACATAAAAATAAACCATTCTGATATGGATATCAAAATGGTTTATTGGAAATATGCTTATTTAATTATTCATTAGAGTTTATGTATCAGTACAAATATTAAAATTCTCTGCACTTAATCATCAAGATGCTGTATTGCATAATCTGCCTCTTCCTGAGTAAATTTTTCGCCATAGTCAGATGTAAGTTGGTCGTGGATTGCATCTGAAGACATATCCATTTTACGATATTCTTTAGCCTTTGCTAAAGCATTCTCGTTCCAATCAGCGTCAAGATGCTCTATTGCATATTTAGCAGCATCTTCATCGAATTGTTCACCGTATTCAGAAGTGAGCTGATCATAAATACCTTGTTTAGACATATGCATTGATTTGCTGTAAGATTCAGCTTTTCCTAATGCAGCTAAATATTCAGCAGAAACTTTTTTCTCTGTAGTGGCGGCTTCTGTAGTAGCTTTTGGAGCTTGAGTAGTAGCCTTCTTGGTTGATTTAGAAGCCTGAGTAGTAGCTTTCTTGGTCGATTTAGAAGTTTGTGTGGAAGCCTGGGTGGTAGTTTTAGTTGAATTGCTAGAGCTGCTTGAAGAATCATCATCACCACCACCGAAGAGGGCTCCTAATATAGCAATAACAACAATTGCAATAATAATCCATTTTAATTTGCCACCCTGTTTCTTCCTACAATTTGGACAGATTTTTGCCTTAGCATCAATTTCTGATTTGCAATATTTGCAAACTTTTGTTTTCTTTTCTTTCATACTTAACTTCTCCTTGTGTATACTTGTTGAAAATTTAAAAGTTCCTTTTTTAATTATACTACAGAATACTGAATAAAGGTACAAAAATATTAGTATAATGCCGATTTTAAAATAAAAAAGAAAGACTTTTATACAATATTATGGTATACTTTTTCCGTTACCGTTCCCTATACCTGGTGACAGGAGGGAGGTGTATCAAGTGGCAATTTACTCTTTTCTTTTTTCGGTGTTGGCAGGCATTGTATCTGGTATTATTGTTGAGATAATACTGGTGCTGCTTCGCAAATGGTTTGACCGGAAAAGGAAATAAAACCACACGGTAGCCAAGCCCACAAAAAAATCCCCTCAGTATTCGCACTACTGAGGGGATTTGTGTTGTGCATCAAGCAACAACTTACTCTTTTCTGACTTCAATATATCATAATGAGTCAGATAATTCAAGTATATTCCAATTTCAATTTTTTATTCATCATCGTCTTGCGTATCATCGTCTGTTCTATTGGAACGTTGACGAGTACTTTTGATGAATGTAATAATTACTGAAATCATTCCGCTGGCACCTAAGAATGCACTTGCAAATGCACCAGCACCATTTGGTACTTTACAGATAATAAATACTGAAAGAAGGAGACAAATTATACTAAGACAAAATGCAAAAATCATTCCACATGCACTATCACGGGATTCTATTTGTATCATCTTATTTTGTGCATTATGACGATGCGCTTGTTCTTTTTCAGCCATTGCTACAATTCTTTCAGCAGTACCAGGCAAAACCTTCTCGTAACCAGCCATAATATTGGGGTGTGGAAGAGGTCCACTGTAACTTTCCATGACTTGGCGAGTGATATAACTAGTCATTTTGCCGATTTCTTCTTGTTCTTCTTCGTTTAATTCATCGAACTCCGGCAAATCGCTTATTTCCTCTTTTGGCTTCGGCTTGGCTTGTTGAGCCGTAGCACCATGAGAGAGTAATTCCTTCTGATTCTCGTTTTGTTCCTTTTCGGATGTATGTTCCGACATTTTCCCAATCGCTCCTTAGGGCCTCGAAATCTTTCTGTCTACCATTAGAAATATCAGGCCAATCTTTTGTTTGTTGTAGATTAAAAACTCTTAAATATCCTCTAAGAAAGCTCTTGCTGATTGTGTTTCTCATAGATTTTCACTCCTTTACAAGTAACTCTCTACAATAGTGTTATTACTATTGTAATTCTATTATACATAAAAAAAATTTTTTTTCTACGGAAAACAAGAAAAAAATCATATTTTTATAAAAAATGCATATGGAAACAGCAATTTTTGTGTCAGACTCTGACACAAAAAAACTTCTACAGAAAAATTATTTGGTTTAAGAATCTATCATTCTTATTATATAGATTTTTTTAAATTGAGAGAGGCCATTTCAAAAAAATCTATACATATTAATATTAGAATGTTCAAAATGAATCAGTATATCACATCGGAAAAAACACATTTTTTTATAAGAAAAGGGTGGAGCAAGTGGTGACTGGGGTACATTTTGAACTTTTCTTACAAAAATTTTTATTTATTTTTGTTTGATACACTGATTTCGAAAGGAGGAAATAGTTTGTTTTCCGATTCTGTCATACTATTAATGCAGGAGAAAGTTACTAATTGACGTACAAATGTTCTGATAGTATAATTGTGACAAGAAATCAAACAAATGTTCTTGCTTGCATAAATTACCTAGTAAAAGCAGAAACTAAACTTCACAATAGCGAAAGGGGTAAAAATAGTGAAGGTGCTTTTAAGAGAAATTATGCATGAAAAAAAGAATATCATATCGTAGATTAGCAATTTTGACTAACATTAAACGTTCAACGCTGCATGACATTGTGACAGAGAAAACAAGCCCTCGACTGAAAGATTTGGAAGCGATTGCAGAAAAATTAGAGGTCAAGATAACGGATTTGTTTGAATCTCCATACAAATGAAAAAAGCGTCCGTGTGTTCGGACGTTATAACACAAATCGGAAAAAATATGATAAAATGTTTATATGATGTATCGGAAAATGAACCATATTAGCAGAAGAATGTGAAAGGAGTAAAATGACGAAAGAAAGAATTGAAAGAAATATATTACCCGGAAGGAGAGTACATATCATGAAAGAAAAAATTATCAAACTTTTAGATCGAGCAGATTATCGAAAATTAGAATTAATATATAGAATAGTGAAGAAAATAGTAGGAGCCGAGGATTAATCCTCGGCTTTGGCTTTATTTTTTGATGTTTTCTATCAGGGTATCCATGATAATTTCTAATTGACTCCATTGTTCTTGATTTAATTTCGCAAGACCAGAAATTAATCTCTTTTTAAAATCTACAGTTTCGTCTGAAATTAAGTCGCCTAAAAAATCTGCGATTTCCTGGTCTTTTGTAAGCTCCACAAAGATTTCACCCTCACCATTATATAGCCAAGATTTTGTGACTTTAAATTTTTTGCATATTTCTTCTAAAACTCGTTTACTTGGAACTGCCCCTTTGTTGATAATCTTAGAAATATATGCCGGAGTCACATCTATAGCACTTGCAAAATCGCTTTTAGAAATTTGTAGTTCATCTATTAAGACGGATATTCTCTCTGAAGTAGTCAAAAGTATTCACCTCTCTTTCTTTTTACATCTTATCATATTTGGTTTTGCTAATCAATAAAAAAATTAACTGAGTTAAAAAAAGACTTGACTAATTTACTTAGTTAATATATAATTTAACTAAGTTCAAAAAGAAAGGAGAAATACAAATGTCAAAAAAAACTAAGTTAACTGACAAAGAAAAAGAAATAATTAAAAAGGTAACAGATTACATCCAGTATGTTCCTGATGAACAAAAAATTTATATTCTTGGCGTAGTTGATACGGTTGGAATGTTATGTAGAGCTGAGAAAGCAGGATAGGAGGCAGATGTGTTTTTAAGAAAAATTTATACGGAGCTAGTTCTTATAAGAAAAGAACTCCAGGCTTTACGTCTGGAGCCAAAAGTAGAAAGCAATCAGGGAGTGCAAGTATTTGAAACAAAATACATTGGAGAAGATGATTCTAAAGTAGTAGTGTCTTTTACACTTTCTGGTTGCACTTGGCTCAAATTATCAAAGTCATTTGCGTGGAGAAAAGTGAGAAGTTATATATCTCAGCAAGAGTAAAGAAAAGAGGATGGTAAGTAGACATGAGAAAAAGAGAAAAGAAAAAAGTCATAGTTTGGGTAGACCATGAGCTTACGAAAGAGGAGCGGAAAAATTTCTCAAAAAATTATCCAGGTGAACGCTTGTGTTTTCGCCTGCGCTACCCATATTTTCCGCTGTATCTTTCTATGATAGCAGTACTTATTAATTTCTTGAATGTAGTGGTTCCGTTAATTGGGCTTCTTATTTTAGAGATGATATAGCTTAGTAAAAAAGGCATTCCAAAATGGAGCCAGGACAATAGCAGCGATAGAAATGATAATAGCAATTATTGAAAGTGTAGTAGGTATCACAAATCTAATAAAATCACGTTTTAAGTATTCCAAATAAGCTTGTCCAGCATCTGTTATTTGATAATCGGATGAAGAAGAATATTGAGAATAAGTTATGTAATTGTGTTCAATAAGAGCAGTAATCTCGTTATCGTGTTTTTCTAAAAATTTATCTGAGAGAGAATTTTTTTTAGAGATTTTAATTAAAACTTTATCAGCATATTTTGATACTCGTTCCATATTGGTTCCTTTCTTTAATATAGATAAATAATTTAATTTAACTATAAAGGTAATGGAAGAAAATGTCAATAAAAACATAGGGGTAAATGTAAATGGATTTTTTAAATGCTTCGACACAAACAGGAAAAGTTATAGCAGGAGAAAAATTAAAAGAACTAACTTGTGACATTCTCGCTAAGTTTTCAGAAGAAAAACTTAGTTATGATGAAGCAGAAATGGTATTAGACCTTGCAAAACAAGCTATTGGTGAGTATAGCAAAGTTGAAAAGATACCAACGTGGAGGTAGTAAATTGAATATTAAAGAAGCGGCAGAAATTGCAATGAAGGAAGGTAAATGCATCTTTATGAAAGCTATTCCAGCAGTAAAAATACGATTAGAAAAAACGGATATGTGTACATTGATGTTGAGAGATGGAAGCTATCCCAAAACAGGATGGCAACCAACTGGAGAACAACTTGTGTCGGAAGATTGGGACGTTACAGAATAATTTTTAACAAAAGCATGGATGTGGGAGGAGGTGAACACGGTGACATTTGCAGAAAAGTTAAGAGAGGTTATGAAAGAACAAAACATATCTCAATCAGATTTATCTCGGCTGACAAAAATAGGGCGCAGTTCTATCAGTCAATACCTGTCTGACAGAAACATCCCAACACCACAACGTCAGGAAGAAATTGCAGTAGCATTGAAGCTTCCAGAAGATTATTTTACAGCCGAAGAAAACGCTGTAAAAGCTTGTATTTCAAGAGCAAAAGTTAAGCGTTTAACGCTGACCCAAGCAGCAAGAATCATGGGAATGTCTAAAGAAACTTTGGGAACTGCGATTGAAGAGGGGAAATATTCATGGGGGCAGGTGCTATCAGGTAAAGGTAAAAAGAAAATATACTACATAAATGGCACGAAGCTTTCACAGGTTGAATGTGTAGATTTAGGTTTGTAATTATAGGAGGTAAAACATGGAAAACAATTTAACAGTAGAAATGCCGGAAGAAGAATTAATTGCTTTGACTCAAGAAGTACGAAAATTACTCAGAAGAGGTCATACAGTTACCTTGTATTACTGCGATGTTGGAGTTTGTGTAACAGTTTATTTACAGGAGAATAATAAGGAATTTATCATTGATCCAGAAATGGAGCTGTGGAGACTTACATATAGAGAATGTATGGACTTTATGAAGGGGTTAGGAGAAAAAAATAACGAGATATACAAGGAATGTCTTGAATATCTGAGCAAAATGAAAGAGACGGTCTAGGCAAATCTCAAAACAACCGTCTCTTACGATAATCATCACTCCAAAATAAATGACAATTTTATTCTAACCTATGTTGAGCGAAATTGCAAGTGTTTGGAGTGGTGGTTATGAGAAAAGATTTAACAGAAAAATTGATGAAAGCTCATTCTCTCGATAATACGCTGCACAAGGATATATCCTATGTGGGCGAGATTCAGAGAGGGGACAGGCTTTACAAATTATATGTTTCACCATCGCCAAACGCCGAGGATGATAAATATTTCTATCAAGTATTTATCATTCGAGATGGTAAGCGGTTAACGGAATACGAAGCAATTTTCGGTAAGAAAGAAAAGAAAAACTGGAGGAGAAAGTAATGACATATGTTTTAAGATGCCGTGCGGATTTTGCAGTCCGCACTGATGCGGAAGGAAAAGAAGTTTTAGAGACGAGCAAATCAACTGTTTTGATGCCCGCGGTGTGCTGGAACGAAAGAGGAATTAAGTGGTTTGACGATAACAAATTAGTGAAGGAGGCGAAGTGCTAATGAAAACTGTAGCAGTGATGACTCCTAAAGGCGGCGTTGGTAAAACAACAACGGCTAACACGATTGCTTATATCTTAGGGCAGGAGATGGGAGCTAAAGTCCTGTTGGTTGACGCAGATCCGCAGGGGGACGCATCGATCACTTACGGGATTAATGACGAGAGAGGCTTGACGAACCTGCTGGAGAATCATATTACAGCAGGCGGCAGATATTCAACCAGGGATGTTATCAGAAAGACTCGCTATCCAAATATTGATGTTGTCCCTGCGGATGGTTATCTCACATGTACGGCATTTAATTTATCTAATATCAGTGGACCGGAGCAGATCTTTAGATTTAAAACGGCAATAGAGGAAGTTCGAAAAGACTACGATTATTGTATTTGCGATTGTGGTCGCCTGTTAGATACTGTAGTACTTAATATCCTTGTTGTTGCCGACCTGGTTATGTCGCCGATTAAAGCTGGCGGTTTTGAAGTGAGTGCGGTCGAAAATCTCTCCATGCAAATCGCAGATATCCGGGTGTTTAATCGTAATATTGAAGCTAAATTATTATTAAACATGGCAAGAAATACACTGGCATTTCGTGGAATGGAAGCCTGGGTAAAGGAGAAGAGTGGCCTGGATTATTTTGATACAAAGATTAAACAGTCCACAGTGATAGAACAGGCTGCCTTAAAACAGATGCCCCTGCCGGAGCATGATAAAAAAGCGGATGTAACGGTAAGCTACAGAAAAGTTGTTGAAGAAATAATAAGAGAGGGTGTGTGAGATAGATGGGAACCTTTTCGATAGCTGATATGTTAAGCAGCAAAACAAAAACAGAGGCACTGCAGATTCCTTCCGGGCATTTTCGCACAGAAGACATATCAATCAAGCGAATGTATCGCAACAAAGAAAATCGGTACAACCTGTATAACATTGAAGAACTAGCATCGAACATTCAGGCCGTAGGTTTAAGACAAAATCTTGAGGTGATTTACGACCCTTGTGAGGAGGGCGACTATAGAATCCTTTCCGGAGAACGACGCTGGTTAGCTTTAAACCAGCTTGTTGAGGAAGGGTATAAAGAGTATGAGATTGTTACCTGTAAGGTTTGCTGTCCGGTCTCTGCAAACATGGAAAAACTGGAACTGATGGCAACGAACTCTTACCGAGAAAAGAACAATGCAGACCTCATGATGGAGGTTAAGGAAGCAACAGAGACTTTTCGCAGATTAAGGGAAGAAGGAACTGAAGTCCCCGGATATAATCTGCAGTCTGGAAGAATCCGGGATATAGTTGCCAGCTTTTTGGGCTTATCTAGGACTAAAGTGGCACAGATTGAGAGTATTAATAACAATCTTATTGAGATTCTGAAAACATCTTTAAGAAGCGGTAAGATACCTTTTTCGGTCGCTTATGAACTTGCTGGACTGGATACTAAGCTGCAGGTGAAAGCGGTCCGCAGATACTATGAAAACGACAAACTGTCATTGAAGGATGTCAAAGAGATTAAGCAGCAGTGGGAAGAAAAGAATATACCAGGGCAAATTGAGATGGCTATTCCAGCACCAGATCAGGAGGAAAAGGCAGCGGTACAGATGCCGACTTTTACGATGATGCAGCCAGAAGAGGAACAGACAGGTAATGTTAAAGAATCTGTTGATAGTGTCAAAAATGAGGTTGATAACATAAAAGAAAAAGCTGATACTGCATTGGCGAAAAAGGAATATGCGTGGGGTATTAGAGAGCTGGATGAGGTTAAACAGGAAGAAACAATTCAGGAACAAAGAGAAGAGTTAGAAGAGACACCAGTGAAGGACACAGGAGAATCTGAAAGTTTTGAAACGAGTTCTTTATCAGAGTTTGACGGCATACCGGGACAGTGGTACAAGCTTTCGGACAATATTGTTCCGTTCCAGTTTGTGCCTGTATTGGTAGCAACAGAAATTCTTAACAATAGTATCAGAGTTCATGAAGGATTCAGGAGACCAGATAACACCTGGAGAGTTGCTGTTAATAATAAGTGGGGAGATGGCGAAGATATTACAACAGGCCGTAAAAAGATTGTCGCATGGATGCGGATGCCAGAGTATGAGGGATAAGGAGGTTTAAAACAATGAGAGACCCTTGTGAGATTTGTATGGAACGAGACCGTTGTGCCGGAGGCGGAGGGCAGCCTTGCAAGAAAAAAACTGCTTATGGCAGATATAAAGAAAAGTGTAAGGAGATTGCAGAACACACAAAGAGAGTTATGCAGCGAACGAAAGAGCGGATGAACAATGAATCACGAACTCAGAATATTACAACAGAAACTTGAAAGCGGCGAGATAAGCCGCAAGGAATTTAGAGAACATATAACGTCAGAATTTGACAAGCTTAAAGATGCGCTGATGAATGATGAGATTACACCAGCTCAGCATGTTGATAGCTACAATGAACTTATTAAAAAGGAGGCTGAGATGTATGCTGAAGCATTTCAGCCTCATGAACACATCTAAAAATTAAATATTGTGTCCTGAAGAGGGTAGAGGAAGAGGGTTTTATGACATATTTGGATATGCTAAAGGAGTTTTTTGCTTTTTGTGAAGGACACCGGGTTTCAGGAAACGCACAGTTATTATTTCATACATTATTGATGATTAATAACAGGTGTTTCTGGGATGAATGGTTCTTTCGCACAAACAATAGCCTTTGCGGTTTGATGAATATCGGTGAAAAAGCTTTAATCAATGCAAGAAATGAATTGAAGCAGTATGAGCTGATAGACTTTGTCACTTCGAAAAAAAGAGGACAATCTACGAAATACAGTATTTTGTACAATACGAAAGCAGGTACAAAGGAAGTACAAACGCAGTACAAAGGAAGTACAGAAGAAGTACAAACGGCTGACATAATAAGATATAAGACAGAGACAAAGACTAAAAAAGATATACCTGAAGGTATATCACAAAAATCGAAACGCTTTACACCGCCAACTGTTGAGCAGGTTCGGGAATACTGCCAAGAGCGAGGCAATAGTGTAGACCCGGAGAGATTTGTTGCATTCTATAGCAGTAAAGGCTGGATGGTTGGCCGGAACAAAATGAAAGATTGGAAAGCCAGTGTGCGAACTTGGGAACGTAATAACAAGCAAAATCAGCAGCAGTCTGTTAATCAGGAAAGCAAAAATGGATTTCATAATTTTGAGCAGCGAGACTATGATTTTGCAGAATTAGAGCAAAGACTTACTGGCAGTCATGTTCGATGATAGCTATCAGAAAGGAGAGCTTATGATAACAAGAGATGATATCGTGATAAGAAAAGCTATTTTACACATCTTAGATACTGACCGTGGAGATTGCTTTCAAGTGCGTTATTGAATCCAGGTCCAGAGATGCATGATTTTATTCGCAATCATGTTTACAAGATTGTTTCCAGTGATGATACAAAGAATTGTGTATTTGATTCGGAATTTTCTCCGATTCGCTCTATCTTGGAATCGTGGGATGAATCAAACGATGCGTCTTTCATTGAAACGAGTCAGACGATTGCCAATAAACTTTATGTTGCTATGGGAGAAGGACTTGATATTCCGGCAGCGGATTTGTTATTTGTAACTTTCCAGACAGAAGGAACTATTTATCTTGCATTGTTAAAAATGAATTACAAGAGAAATTATAATCAAAGGTGATTATACATATGTGGGACTCTTGAGAGGTCGCTCACTCATTTCTGCAGCTTCACGGGTGCCAGAAGCGGCAATTATTAACTTGTCCGACTACAGCATAAAGCTGTTAGAAAAAAGATATGAGGTAAATGGTGAGAAAGTTTATTATTTGTCCGAAAATTTTCTTGTCTGTCATACGAGTTTTTCAACAAAAAAGAAATTGAATATTTTGACACATATCATCAATAATATTTCAAACAAATATGATGGTGGAGATTTGAGAACAAAGATGGATACGAGAAGCACATTACAAAAGGAGTACATAGAACGTAAAGCTTTTAATGTCGAGGAGATTGGTAATACACTCTTTGGAAAAAGTCCAGAAATGAAAGCTGAATTCGATGAAAAGGTAGAGCAGTATGGCTTGCAGTACGATAATTTCACCGTTGTCAATGAGAATACCGTAAAGAAGTTAGAAAAACAGGTCTTAATAACTGACAGTGGGATTGAAATCTCAATTCCGATGGAAACGTATAATAAACGAGCGAATTTCGAAATTAAGACTGATGTAACAGGTAAGTCAACGATTGTTATCGGAAATATAGATAATGTTATATTGAAATAAAAGCTGGACACTCCTCTTTAAGAGGTTGTACATACACATTGCACAGTAACTTACTAACGGTTCCAGAGTGCGAACATGGAGCTATATGCCATTGATTCCCCGACTTCTGTCGGGGAGAAAGGAGTAAGGAGATGGCAAAAGAATTTAAAAGAAAAATGGAAACGGAATACATTAGCACATGGGAGAATCTCAAATATTATATTAAGATTGGCAAAGCTAGAGAATTCTTTGATGAGAATGCATCTATGGAAGTCCAGGTGGAAGGCTTCGGAGCGGTGGCTTTTGATGTCTTAGACTATGACAAGGAAAAACTTGCAGATGAAAATAAAAAGCACAGCGTGACACTTGCAGTTCGAGATCTTATTTTTGAACCAATGCAATTTAGCCAAAATGGAAATAATAGCTGGGAAGAGTCAGATGTTAGAAAATACATTAACAGCAAAGAATTTATTAGCAGATTTGAACCGGAATTTCGTGAATTGCTCTGCAAAGTGTATAAAGATAATGGACCAAGAGGAAAAGAAACTATAGATACGTTCTTTTTACCATCTACGAGTGAATTAAATGATGGATATGAGTTTTTTAGAAACGAAAAAACTAGAGTCAAAGTAAATGACAAGGGAGAAACAGATTGGTATTGGACGAGGTCGTCTTACTTGGAGACCGCGTACAATGTCCACAGCGTCAGTTCGTCTGGCTATTGTAGCAACGCGTACGCGTACAATGCTCTTCGCTACCTCCCTGTTTGCACAATCGCAGCATAAAGTTTTAATCGCGTTCTGCCACGCAGGGCACAGAAAGGAGAAAAAAATGCCGTATGGGATAACAGAAAAGGATTTGCAAAACATACAAAATGAACTTGTATTGAAATTATACGCAACGAATCACTGTGACCGTCCTACCTTAGTGGTAGAATACACGGATTCAAAATTAAGAGAAGCACTTACAGAACTGAAAGGAATGCCAAAATCCGAAGGAAAAATAAAAATCATAAAAAAAGAACTGGAAAGCAGAAAAAGGGAAACTAAAAAGAGTCCGTTCTTTTCAAGTCATACAGCAGAAGATAAATTTAAAAGAGAATGGACAGAAGCGTGTAGAAGAATAAGGAGGAAGTAGAAAGATGAATGTGACTCCTTTTCAAAAAGAAAGTAGTTTTAAAATTTATAAAGATACAATTTGCGATGTAAAGAAAATTGAAGAACAAGGTAATTGGTATATCATTACAAACGATGAAGGGGAAGTAGAGTGGATAGATTCAGATGAATATCAACTTGTAGTTTGGAATTCTGAAACATGAGGAGGTAAGAATATGGGAAGAAGCATTTATTTTTCAGAAAAAGAAATACTTGCATTGATTGATTCGTCAGGAGAATGGATCCAAATGATGATGGACGGAGATATTTCAGCGCAACAGGAAGTAGATAATAGGTTAAACAATGGTCTGGGACGAGCCTTGAAAAAGCTGCATAAGGGACGAAATGGGGAAAGGATTTATAAGGATTATTAAGGGGGATGGAACATGGAGAAAGCAAAAGTAATCAAAGTGTGGCCGTCGGCACACTTAGAAGTCAAAATCCATGCATCAGAAGAAATGATGAAAGATTTTAAGAATTGCCAAAAAGGGTGTAGTGAATGTAGCTGGTATGACGTAACAATTCATGAGACACCAGTATGCTGGTTGGCGGATTTTAGAAAACATATTAAGAGACAGCTAGAAGAACAATGATGTGTCAGACTCTGACACTGAGAGAGGGAGGTTGTTATGACTGAAAAAGAGAATCTCGAAAAATGCAGATGCGTTGATGCTCTGATTCGTGACATTGAATTTAGAATTGCGAAAACGGAGCAGGAGATGGAAGAATTATCAGCTCAAATAGTTGTAGATACGGTTAGAGGAGGGGATGGAGGTATCCAGCGATTCAAGGTAGAAGGTACACCATCTTCTCTGATTGAAAAGAAAAAGATTCTATTAGAAGCAAGAATTAACAAGCTAAAGAGGACATTAACAGAAAAAGAAGATGCAATCAATAGAGCCTATACTTTTCTTGATGAGGTTCAACCAGCAGAATTAAGAATGATGCTGCAATATTACTACATTGATGGGCTATCATGGAGCAAAGTGGCAAGAAAGTTAGAAAAGGCAACGGGTAAAAGTTTTTCAAAAGCTGGTTGTCAGATTAGATGTATGAGATTCTTTGAGAGGTTAGGAGAAGAGAAATGATAATAGCAGGTATTTTATTTACAATATTAACCGTCATACTTGGGGTTATGTGCGTGTCAGTAATTTTATCAAATAGACAGGTGTCAGAGTCTGACACAGCAGAAAGTCAGGTGAAAGATGAACGCAGTAGAACCAATAAGAGACCGGGAGAAAGTACAGGATATAGCAGACTACCTGAAAAGTAAGAATGAAAGGAATTACTTGCTCTGGATGTTTGGAATCTATACAGCATTAAGGGTTTCAGATATTTTAAAAATGAGAGTCCGGGATGTAAAGAATAAAGATTATATTGTCATGCGTGAGCAGAAAACAAATAATGAAAGAAAGTTTGTGATTAATAAGAAGCTGCGAAAGGCGATAGATCATTACATAAGGGACAAGCCGGATTATGAGCTTTTATTTAAATCCAGACAGGGACAAGAGAAGGCAATCAGCAGACAGCAGGCTTATAACATAATAAAAGAGGCTGCTGCACATTTTGGAATCTATAACGTAGGAACGCACACGATGCGAAAGACGTTTGGGTATCATATGTATATGAAGACAAAAGACGGGATGCTCCTTATGAAAATATTCGGGCATTCTGATGTTCATATCACATTAAGGTACATAGGAGTCGAGCAGGATACAATCAATAAGGCAATGGCTTCTTTTAATTTAGCCTATTAGTTTGACATAATGGGACTATGTAAAACTCGATGGTTAAAAATTAAAAATTATATATAAGAAGAAATAGATGCACAGAATAGTTTACAAAATATTAGATATGTCAAAGTGAAAGGAAGAAAACGATGATTTATGTAGATACAGAAAATATGGTGAAATATGATACTGATAAGATGGAATTGGTTTCTGACAAAGTAAAGTATACCTGCAAAAATATTTGGGGACTGACTATGCTTCGCCCAGGAAAGTTGTATAGAAGTGAAAAAGGAAATTGGTTAGGTGTAGGAGAGAGGGAATTATCAAATGATATTGGACCAGTTAGAGAAGAAGATGCGAAAAAAATGTTGATGAAATATGATGTTGATAAATACGAAGAAATATTTGGAAAGTTAGAGGAAGCATAAAAAATAAAAAAATTTAATAAATGTTGACCAATGTTGTTTTTAGGTGTGCTATCTTTATAACGAGCAAAGGCTCAAGATACCCATAACCCCAAGATGGGATGTTGACAAAACCTTCTCCAGTATACAGGCAATCGGATTAAACCGGTTGCCTAATTTTTATGCAGACTGTTGAAATGGTATCATACCGGTCTCCTTAGCCGGTGTTTCAGGTTCGATTCCTGAGTCTGCTATTTCGGAAGGAGGGGAAGTTATGCTTATGTCATGCAGCTATTGTGGAAGGATACATGATAGTACTTATGTATGTATTGAGAAAGAGAAAGCAATGAGCAAAAGAAAGACAAAGCTACACACAGACTCAAATAAGTTTAGAGGGAAACATGCTTGGCGAAAGAAGAGAAAAGAAATCAGGGAAAGAGATTGTGTGTGTCAGATTTGTGTCATAGGATTATATGATCCTGTGAGGAAGTATGAGACAGAGGATTTATCTGTACATCATATTGTGCCGCTTGTTGAGGATTATTGTAAGCGGCTTGATAATGAAAATCTGATTACGTTGTGTGCCAGACATCATGAGATGGCTGAAAACGGAAAAATTCCCAGAGATTTATTGAAAAAAATTGCGATTGAGAAAGAAAAGGGTCCCCCGGGGACGCAAATGTAAAAAAATGGGAGCACGCCACCACCGACGCCCCACCTTTCTCTTTAAAAAATTCCCACATCAGCTTTTGAAAGGAGGGAGAATATGCCAACACCACCAAAACCAGCAAAATTGATTGCGATTGAAGGCAAATCGCATCGGACAAAAAAAGAGCTTCGGGAGAGAGAAAAGGCAGAGGCAGCTCTCCTTACAGGGAAGACTCTGAAAGAAACGGAAGAGGTAAAAAATAATAAGATTGCTCATAAGGAATTTTTGAGAATCAGAAAACTGCTGCAGAGTATTGAGAAGAACGATGACCTGTATGGTAGCACAATAAACAGATATTGCTTATTACTTGCAGAATGTACAGAGTTTGAAGAAAAGCGGGAGACGATTTTTTCAAGACAGAAAGAGCTAGAAGAGCGAAAAGATGATATGGAATTTTCGGAGTACATAAATCTGCAAAATGACTTAGTTAAGTCTATGCTGGCACTTGATAAGCAGGTACAGTCAAAAAGAAAAATGCTTCTTGACATTGAAAAAGAGAATGTGATGACGATAGCCGCATCTTTGCGAAGCATACCGAAGAAAACAGAAAAGAAAAATCCTTTACGGGAAGCTTTAAGTGGTTAAGGATGGAAAAGCGTATGCATATGCAAAGTGGTGTGTCTCTGAACAAAAAAATTATGTTGGGAAGTATGTAAAGAAGCAGGCTGCACTCTGGTTAGAGATTGCAGATGGGGATAATCCGGAAGCCTATGTGGATGAGCGGCAGTATAGTAAGATTTGTAAGTTATTAAAACTCATGAATCATCCAGACCTTAGAAAAAATCTTTATGAGACCATAGAAGATTATGCATGGTTGTTGATAACTGCCGCACTCTGTACGATGTGGAGGGAAGATGCAGAAGTTTATGCAGATAATGGAGTAGACCCTGCATACCAAAAAATAAGATATTATGAAACGGTAGTGTTAGAGATTTCAAGAAAAAATCATAAGACTTTTTATTGTGCGGTGATATTGATTCTTTTAATGCTGATTGATGTTGAGTTTGGGCGCTACTTTTCAGTTGCACCCACATTAGCACAGTCTTCAGAGGTAAAGCTGGCAGTTCGTAAGATATTAAAAAGCAGTCCGGCACTTATGGATGAAGATGACCCGGCATTTAAGATTCTTCGCTCTGATGTTACTTGTTACCTGAATGATAGCACGTTCACGCCGCTTGCATATTCTCAAGATAATCTGGATTCCAGACTGGCAAATGCGTTTGTGGCAGATGAAGCAGGTGGAATGGATTCTTACCCTCTTGAAGCAATGCGCTCATCACAGATTGAGATACCAAATAAGCTTGGTATGGTAATCAGTACTCAATACCCAAACGAGAATAATGTTTTTATCGATGAGATTGACATCAGCAAGAAGATGCTGGATGGAATTGACGCTATCGTAGAGGAACTTGGTAAGTATTTTGCGTTGCTTTATGAACCAGATGAAGAACTGCAGCAAGGGGAAATATGGCAGAGTGATGATAAATGTATTTATCAGTCAAACCCCGTTGCAGTGGAAAAGAAAGCGGTATTTAAGAACCTTGTGCAGCGCAGATCAGCGGCAATACTGTATGAGAACAAACGAGAAAATTATCTGTGTAAGCACAATAATATCCGTTATCAGAGTTTAGGTGTTGAAGGTTATCTGGATATTCAGAAGGTAAAGCTATGCCGGATAGAGAATGATAAAGAATTCTGGCATGGAAAGAGAGTCTGGTTAGGGTTGGATTTGTCAGAATCTGATGACAATACAGCACTTGCGATGGTTACGGAGCTGGATGGAATTGTTTATGCAAAGATATTTGGATTTATCCCAGGAGAACGAGTTGCTATAAAAAGTAAAAAAGAACATATAAATTATGATTCGCTAATACAAAGAGGAGATTGCTTCAAATGTGGAAAAGAGGTTATTGACTATATTTTCGTAAAGAGAAAAATAGAAGAATTGGAAGAGGAGTATGGAGTTGAAATCCAACAGATTGGCTATGACCCGTGGAATGCAATCGCAACAATCCAGGGATTAGAAGAAGATGGATATGAATGTGTAAAAATCAAGCAGCATAGTTCTGTACTTCATATGCCAACAAAGTGGTTAAAAGAAATGATTTTGCAGCAGGAATTTCAATATATGGATAATCGTATGTTGGAAATAAATTTTCAGAATGCGAGATGCACAGAAGATACAAACAAAAATAAGTATGTTAACAAGAAAAAATCAGCCGGAAAAGTGGATATGGTTGTCGCATTAATCAATGCGATGTATTTATTACAGCAGTATATTCTTTACGGACAGGATGATTTTGTTGTTCAGACAGCATAAAAGGAGTGAGTACAAGGGCTTTTTTTAAGAAAAAGGTGAGAGCAGAGCCGGAACAGGAACAAGGAAGTGAGTTTAACGAAGAAAGTTTAGACCCGATTCTAAGGTCTTGTTTGATGGATACAAATATGACAAGAGAAAAAGCAATTCAGATCCCTGCAGTAACTGGGGTAATTGATGAGATTGCAAAGACAGTAGCCAATATACCAATCAAGCTCTATAAAAAAGAAAATGGAAAGATTATAGAATTGGAAGGAGACAGACGAGTATTCCTTCTTAACGAGGAGACTGGAGATACACTCGATGCAGTTCAGATGAAGCAGGCTATTGTGAGAGATTATTATCTGTCACATGGTGGATTTATCTATGTGGATTGGAATGGACTGGAAGTGGAATCTTTGAGGTATGTTGAAAGTAAGGAAATTTCCATTGCACAAAACTCAGACGTGATATTTAAGGACTATGTGATACTGGTACAGGGGAAAAGTTATTTCCCATCACAGTTTGTCAGAGTATTAAGAAATACAACAGATGGAATGCGTGGAAACAGTATTGTTAAGGAGAATGATAAACTTCTTTCGGTCTTATATAACTCACTTATCTTTGAAGAGGTATTAGTTAAAACAGGTGGGAACAAAAAGGGTTTTGTAAAGTCAACTAAAAAATTAACGCAGGAAGCAATCAACAGATTGAAACAGGCATGGAGAAAATTATATCAGAATAATACAGAGAATGTTGTGATTCTGAATGATGGATTAGACTTTCAGGAGGCTTCCAATACCTCAGTAGAGATGCAGTTAAATGAAAATAAAAAAACAAACACACAGGAAGTGAAACACTTGTTAGGAGTTCCGGATGACCTTGCAACAGAGCAGGGGGATAAGACTTACATAAAATACTCAATCAATACATTTATGGGTGAATTTATGACAGCCCTAAACCGAGCATTACTTCTTGAATCAGAAAAAAATGAGTGTTTTTTTGCACCGGATATGTACGAGCTTACAAAGGGCGATGAAGACAAACGCTATGCTGCATATAAAACAGCAGCGGAAACCGGATGGCTTCAGATTGATGAAATACGGGCAAAAGAAAATATGGAACCACTTGGAATAGATATGGTGAAACTTGGATTGCAGGATGTTTTATATGATCCAAAAACCAAAAGGGTTTATATTCCAAATATGAACCAGCAGTTTGAATTAGGAAAGGGGCAGACAGAAGGTCAAGAATAGAAATCAGAGGCACTCCAGAAGGAGAGAAGGTAATCATTGATGGCTATGTAAATGTTACAGGACGGAACAGCAGACCGATACCGGATGGAAAAGGTGGGTATTTTATCGAAAAAATCCGGGCAGGTACATTCGAAAGAGCATTACAAAAGGCAAAGAAAGTAAGCGTTCTGTTGAATCATGACTGGAATAAAAATCTTGGAGATACAGACAGTAATCTCACTCTGAAGGAGGACTGTATTGGACTTCGGGCACACATGGAAACCAGTGACCCTGAGATTGTAAAAAAGGCAAAGGAACAGAAATTAAGGGGCTGGTCTTTCCGGTTCTTTACCCCTACGGAAGTACGGGCTGATAAAGAAAGCGGTATCCCAGTACGGGAGATAACAGATATGCAGATGGATGAAGTATCATTGATTGATGAGAGAATGAGACCGTGGTATCCATCGACAACCGTGGAAGCTCGTGCCGGTGAAGATGGAGAGGTGACATATGAAATCCGCGCAGAAGAAATGGAGCCGGAATATGTTACGGAAACAACAGAAAAGAAGGAAAAACCAGACCATAGCAAGTTAAAAGAAATGATTGAAAAATATGGAGGGAATGTCTAAGGAAAGGTAATATCAAGAAATTAAAAGAACAGAGAGCCGCAAAGGTTAAAGAGCTGGAAAAGATTTATGCTGCAGTTACAAAAGAGGGCGAAGAAAGAGCTGTTACAGAAGAAGAACAGGCAAATATTGATGGTATTCAGAAAGAGATTGATAGCATTGATAGAACAATCGCATTTTTAGAAAAAATGAAAGAAGAAATGGCAAATCAGAATGACCCAGATGACCAAGGAGCTGACCCAGACGGGGAGACAAGGGCACAGCAGGAAGAACAGGTTTTTGCTGATTATATCAGAGGAAAAGTGCCAGGGGAACTGAGGGCAGATGTGAATATGACCTTTGGTGATAATGGTGCAGTTATTCCGAAATCAATCGTAAAAAAGATTATTACGAAAGTGTATGATATCTGTCCTATTTTAGAGAAAGCAACAAGATACAACGTAAAGGGACAGATTGCTATCCCATGCTATCCGGCAGATGTAAATGACAATGAGGTGGCATACGCAAATGAATTTGAAGAACTTGCTGCAAAGTCAGGAAAATTTGATTCTATCACTCTCTCTGGTTTCTTGGCCGGTACGTTAGCGAAAATCTCACAATCTTTAATCAATAACAGCGAGTTTGATATTGTGTCATTTGTTATTAATCATATTGCAGAAAAGGTTGCACTCTGGATTGAGAAAGAACTTCTGCTTGGAACATCTGGAAAGATTGAAGGACTATCAAAAATCGAGACAGGCATAACAACAGAATCAGCTACAGAAATCACAACAGATGAACTGATTGAACTTCAGGGCAGCATAAAGGATGTTCTGCAGAAAAATGCAATCTGGATCATGTCCCAGAAGACAAGAACTGCTCTAAGAAAACTGAAAGATAAAAACGGCAGATATCTGTTACAGGATGATATCACAGCACCGTTTGGAAATACTTTACTTGGAAAACCGATTTATGTGTCTGATAATATGCCGGATATCGCAGCAGGAAAAAAAGCAATTTACTATGGGGACTTTTCTGGACTTGCAGTGAAGTTTGCAGAAGAGATGCAGTTACAGGTCCTTAGGGAAAAATATGCAACACAGCACGCAGTAGGAATTGTTGGATGGATGGAACTGGATTCTAAGATTGAAGACAAGCAGAAAATGAAAGCACTCGTGATGAAAACAGCATAGGTGAGGGCGTATGAGAGTAAGTGAAATTGGTGATCAGGATATTTGCACTCATATCAGAGAAGAATGGGAAAACCTCGATGATAATGACATGAAATCTCTCAATATTATGAAATCTGCAGCAATAAACTATTGCTGCGGGTTTACAGGATTGGCAGAAAAGGAATTAGATAAGTATGAGGATATCACAATCGCAATTTTATCACTGATTGCAGATATGTGGAATAACCGGGATGCAGTAGGAAATCTGAAAAATATAAATCCGACTGTAGATACTATCTTGTCTATGCACTGCATTAATCTACTACCAGAAGCGGAGAACTGATATGGATTCAGGAGCATATAAAAATCGGATTATAATACAGAAACTTGTTCTTTCTCAGGATGGAGTGGGCAATGAGGAAGAAAAGTGGATAAATTATAAAAAAACTCATGCCTATGTGAACAACTTGTTTGGCTCGGAATACTGGAAAGCAGCAGCCGTTCATCAGGAAAATACCGTAGAATTTATATTCAGGTATAATCGTTTGTTTAAAAAGATGAATACGGCTGAATACAGACTGATATTCCGAAAAAGAATCTATGATATCAAGTCTATAGATAATATACAGTTTCAAAATAAGAAAATAAAAATAAGGGCGGTAGAAAAAGATGGGAAAGAGTATAGACGCAAGTGACCTGGTAAAAGAAGTTATGAACGAGTTGAAGACATATGAAAAGTTATCGGTAACGGAACTTGAAAAGATTGCAAAAAAAGTAGCTCAGGAAGGCAGAAAAAAACTCATAGAGGCTTCACCAAGAGGAACGGGCAGTAGAAAAGGACATTATGCAGATGGCTGGACTGTGTCAGCAGTAAAGACAGGAACAGATAAGTTCGAGTTTGTTGTACACAATAAAAAGAAGCCAGGATTAACCCATTTGCTTGAAAATGGGCATGTGTTAAGACAGGGTGGAAGAGCAGAAGCGATTGTTCATATACAGCCAGTGGAAGAGTGGTGCAATGAAGAATTTGAGAGGAGAGTAAAGGAGCGTTTAGAAAGATTATGACGTTAGAAGAACTTTATCAAGGATTGAAAAGCATCGTTCCGAATGTGTCATATTATTCTTTTGCAAAACCAGTTTCTTATCCAACAATTGCATATTTTGTACCAGATACAAGTAATTTTTCTGCAGATGGAATCGCATATTTACAGGTAAAAAATGTGAATATTGAGTTGTATACAGAGAAAAAAGACTTAGAAATTGAGCAAAAAATAGCAGATTTTTTAATAAAAAATGAGCTTTTTTTCGAACAGGAAGAAGATTATATAAATTCAGAAAAACTGATAAGAAATACCTATTTCGTTTCTATATAAGGAGGAATTTTTAAGGGGAAATAAAGTAAAATTCAATATTAAAAATGTTCATTATGCAGCAAAAACAGAAAGTGGATATGATACACCAGTAGCATTGCCAGGAGCAGTAAGTATTTCATTAGAACAGCAGGGAGAACTTTCTTATTTTTATGCGGATGGCGTGAAATATTATACAGGTTCTTCAAACAGCGGCTATCAGGGAGATCTTGAAACAGCACTGATTGATGATGAGTTCAGAAAAACTATTTTGAAAGAAGTAGCGGATAAAAACAAAGTGCTCTTTGAAAATTCTGACGTAGAGATTCAGGAGTTTGCATTAGGATTTCAGATTGATGGAGATAAAATTCCTACACTATTCTGGTTTTATAACTGTGTAGCAACGAGACCGAATGTAGAATCAAAGACAAATGAGGATAAAAAAGAGCCATCTACGGATAAAGTCAATATTTCGGCATCTCCAGGGAAAGATGGAACTATCAGGGCAAAAACGACAGAGGAGTCATATGATGCAGTAAAGAGCAATTGGTTCAAGAAAGTATATGAGAAAGATGAAACGACAAATCAGGCTCAGGTAACGGGAGGAAAAGCAGTAAATGGTTAAGAATATAGATATAAGTGGGGTAAGCTGCCGGTTTAAAAGTTCAGCGGCAATCCCAAGAATGTACAGGCTGAAATTTGGCAGGGATATTTTTGTTGACATGAACAGGCTTGTGAAGCAGGTAAAAGCAAATGAAAATAATAAAGAAGAAGGCAGCAATTTACCAATAGATTCTTTAGAGATGTTTGAGAATATTGCGTTTCTGATGCATAAACACGGAGATCCAAGCCAGCCATCTGATATTGAAGAATGGTTAGAACAGTTTGCTATGCTTGATATCTATAAAATCCTGCCTGAGATTGTAGAAATGTGGAATGTTGAGAACGAACAGACCTCTACAGGCAAAAAAAAACCAGAGAGATAGACAGAGAGATGAATACCGCATTGTTCATGCTTAGGTGTGTGCAGTGCGGTATTTCTTTATCTGATTTAGATTTATTAAGCATAGGCATGGTAAATGATATGTTTACAGAATTGAGAAACGATGATTATGAATATCCATACATAGCAACGCAGGAAGATATAGATGCTCTGTAAGGTGTCAGAATCTGACACGGGAAGGAGGACAACCAGAGGAGTAATCGAATAAGAGGAATCACGATAAAACTCGATGGTGATTCTACCGGATTAAAAAAGGCATTAGATGGAATAGAAACCTCTGTCACAAAGACAAGCAGGACATTAAAGGATGTAAATAATCTTTTAAAACTGGATCCTACAAATACGCAGCTGCTCGCACAAAAACAGCAGCTTTTACAGAAAGAAATCTCTGATACAAAAAATAAGCTGGATATTTTGAAAGAAGCAGATAAACAGGCAAAAGCACAATTAGAAGCGGGAGACCTCGGAAAAGATAAATACGATGCACTTCAGAGGGAAATTGTAGAGACAGAGAGTAAGCTGGAAGATTTAAAAAAAGAAGCGGGTTCCGGTAGTGCGAAACTGGCAGAGGTAGGAGAAAAGTTTACTGGAGCAGGAGAAAAAGCAAAAAGTGCAGGACAGGCAATGATGCCAGTTTCGGCAGCAGTCACAGGAATTGGAGTGGCAGGTATTAAAGTCGCATCGGATTTTGAAAAAGGAATGTCTGATGTAAAGGCAATCACTGGAGCAACGGGAAAAGATTTTGAAAAGCTGCGAAATAAAGCAATCGAACTTGGAGCAGATACGTCATTTTCATCAAAAGAAGTTGCTGGAGCTATGACAGAGATGGCGAAAGCAGGCTGGTCTACAAAACAGATCATCTCCGGCATGGGCGGAGTACTTGATGCTACTGCTGCATCAGGAGAAAATCTTGGAAGTGTTGCAACGATTACGGCGGATGCAATCACGGGATTTGGATTAAAAGCAAAAGATTCGAGTCGAGTAGCTGATTTAATGACACAAGCAGCAAATGCCGGAACAATTGGTATAAATGATCTGGGAGAGTCTTATAAATATATTTCTCCAATCGCACAATCTATGGGACTGTCAATAGAAGATACGACAACCGCAATAGCAGCAATGTCCATGGCAGGAATCAAGGGGTCCCAAGCAGGAACCTCTCTTAGAACTTGTTTGGCAAATCTGGTAAAACCATCGAACACCGTAGAGGGAGCAATAGAAAAGCTGGGAATAAACATAAGAAATAGTGATGGCTCATTTAAGTCTTTAGACGATATTGTAGGTGTATTAAGAAAAAGTTTTTCTGGGCTTACAGATTCGGAAAAAGCACATTATGCGACTATCCTAGGTGGAAAGGAAGGAATGTCTGGTCTGCTTGCTTTACTGAATTTATCAGAGAAAGAATACAATGCCTTATCCGATTCAATGAAAAATAGTAGTGGAGTTGCAAAGGATACGGCTAGTATCATGCAGGATAATCTACAGAGCAAGATAGAGCAACTTGGCGGTGCATTAGAATCATTAGCGATTAAAATGTCTGATTATGTGATTCCTTTTCTGACATCTCTTGCAAAGAAGATAACATCTATGATTGACGCTTTCACAAATGCCAGTCCAGTTGTCCAAAAGATTATTCTTATCATAGGTGGATTGATTGCAGTACTTGGTCCATTACTGACAACAATAGGGAATGTCATGATTATGATTGGGACAATATCCAAGCTGATGTCGGCAAGCTTCCTTCCTCCATTGATGCCAATAGCAGGAATTATCGTTGGAATAATAGCTGCGATTACAGCGATTATTTTAATCGTAAAGAACTGGGGGAAAATCACGCAATGGTTCGGAAAACTGTGGGAGACAGTTTCTAATGGATGCAAGAATATATGGCAGGGAATTGTTACTTTTTTTACGGATACAATTCCAGGAGCGTTTGAGTCATTTAAAAACTTTTTTGCAGGCATTCCGGCATGGTGGTCTGGTATCTGGCAGACAGTTTCTAATTTTTTCTCAAGTACTTGGAATGGGATTTTAAATAACGAAACTGTGCAGAGTGTTGTTTCTACAATTACCGGATTGTGGGAGGGTGCAAAAAATACCTTAAAAACAATCTGGAATGGTATCTCTACAATAGCTTCATCAGCGTGGGAGATTATAAAAAATGCGGTACTTGGTCCAGTGTTATTGCTCATTGACCTTGTAACAGGAGATTTCACAAATTTATCTAACGATGCTAAAAAGATTTGGAACAATATCAAAACAAATGCTACCCAGATATGGACAACTCTTTCAACAGAAATCACAGGTATTGTAACAGGATTAAAAAACAGTATACAACAGATTTGGACAAACATTAAACAGACAGTAGTTACGAAGGCTACGGAATTAAAAAAAGGTGCTAAGGCGGTCATTTCAGGATTACCACAGGCATTGTCGAATGTCTGGAATAGCATTAAAAATACAGCTTCTTCTATATGGAACAATATAGAAAGTTTGATAACGGGAAGTGTGAAGAATATAAAAAGCGATGCAATCAACGGCTTTAAAAATATGGTGAGTGGAATTAAAAATATAATGTCAAAAGTTACATCTACGGTCAAAAATGGCTTTCAGGGAGCCGTTACATTTCTGAAGAATCTTCCATCAAATGCTCTGAAATGGGGAGAAGATTTTATAAAAGGTTTAGAGCAAGGAATCAAGAATGAAATCAATAATATCATAGATGCAGTGCAGGGATTAGCGGATGATATCAGAAGTTACCTTCATTTCTCGCGGCCAGACAGAGGCCCATTGCGTGATTATGAAAACTGGATGCCTGACTTTATAAAAGGAATGGCAAGTGGTATTGATAAGACTTTACCGGTATTAAATCGTTCTGTTTTAAGTACGGCACAGAATCTTGACTTGTCTGGGATGAAAACTCCTGTAGTGGCCAGTACAGCAGGCGATATGAAACTTTCTTTAGAAGCGTTCTGTAAAAATCTTTCCGATAGATTTCAGGGTGCACTAAGCGGAATAAATAGTGAAGTATCAGCACCAGAAATTTGTGTTTATATTGGAAATGAGAAATTTAGAGACTATATTGTAAAGACATCTGAAAAAGGAATTGGTACAAAACAGCAGTCTATTGATAAGATGAGAGGCAACTGATTATGTGGGGATATGATATAGAATACAACGGGAAAAAGACGGCAGATTATGATATGTATGTTATGCAGCGTCCTAATATTCCCTCACCAGAACTGAAGGCTCAGGAAATTGAAGTACCAGGAAAAGGAAATGTCTATATTAGAGATGGAACAGTCTCTGATATAGATATTCAAGTAGATATCAACTTTTCTGTTTCGCCAGACATATGGTTTTCAAAGTGGAGAGAAGCTAAAAAGTGGCTGCTTCATTTTGAAAGCGTTGGAAAGTTGAAATTTACAGATGATGCTGCGTTCTTTTATAGGGTGAAAAAGGTAACCATTGATACTGCAGAACGAGAAGCATATAAAATAGGAAAATTTACAGTGACGTTTACATGCGAAGGATATATGTATCTTGAATCTGGAAGTAAGGAGTATGGTATATCATCTGTTCTGAAGAATGATTATGAAGAATGCCATCCTACTTTCATTTTGACTGGAAGTAGCAATACTACTATTACTGTAAACGGTAAAAAATTTATAGTAAATGTAGGACAGAGCTGCACAATAGACACAGATAGGATGCTCACATACAGGCAAAGTGGTGAGTTGATGAATACTTATGTGACAGGAGATTATGAGGATTTGTATTTGAAACCAGGAACAAATAGTATTTCAACTTCTGGAGCAAGTGTGAAGGTCATACCAAACTGGAGGTGCTTATAATGATACAGATTTATGAAAAGGATACTGTAAAGCCAGAAAAAAATGGAGTCATGACGCTTTTCCCGGAGAGTTGTAAAGTTCAAGCCGCTTTAAATGGCGGCTGGAGCCTGACTATGGAACATCCGTTAGATGATGAAGAACGATGGAAATACATAGAAGAAGAAAGCATAGTATCTGTGCCTACGTTTATGGGAGCAGGTCAGTTATTTCGCATTGATAAAATAGAAAAAGATGATTATGGGGTATCTGCAATCGGATATCCTATTTTTTATGATTCTGCCAAAGAAGTATTTCTAATGGATACTCGACCAACAGATAAGAACGGGCAGGACGCTCTTGATTTAATGCTGAAAGGTTCAAAGTATTCTGGTAAATCGGACATTACGTCAGTTTCTACAGCTTATTTTGAACGCAGAAATATGCTTGATGCACTTAATGGAACAGATTCTCCAACATTTCTTGAGAGATGGGGAGGAGAAGTCCTCTATGATAATTATACGGTTATCGTAAACAAGCAGGTTGGTGGACGGTATGGTGTAGAGGTTCGCTATGGCAAAAATATGAGCGGATTAACTTATACCATTGATATGTCAAATGTGATGACAAGGATTGTCCCAGTTGCATATAACGGCAGAATGATAAGCGGTTCAACCCCGTGGGTAGATTCATCAAATATAAATAAGTATGCGACAGTATATATAAAAGAAGTTAAGTTCGAAGATGTCAAATTACTGAGCGATTTAGAAAGTACGGATAATACAGAAGAAAATGATATTATCTGCAAAAGTCAGATAGAGCTAGAAACTGCATTAAAAAATAAATGTAAAGAAGAATATCAGAATGGGGCAGATTTGCCTGCAGTGACTCTTAAAGTTGACATGCTCCAGTTATCAAGGACAAATGAATATTCTGATGTACAGATGTTAGAGCAAGTTTCGCTAGGCGATACAGTGCGTTGCAGGCATAAAAAGTTAGATATCACAACAGAAGCACGAGTTATTGAAATAGAATGGGATTGTATTAAAAATACAGTTTTCTCAGTAAAATTAGGAGACTTTACGCAGACATATTTTGATAAGGTTTCTTCTGCTGTAGATGCTATTAACAACGTTGTAAATACACAATCAAAAACTGTTATGGCAGAAAAGATTAAAGGTGTCCTGAACGCTATTAACACACAGCTTAGATATCAGAAAAATGTTGCACAGAAACAGGATGTAAGGGCAATCTTATTTGAAGATACAGATACAGAAAGCAGTACATACGGTGCAATGTGTATTGGAACGCAAGGATTTCAGATTGCAGACAAGAGAACTACAGACGGAAAGGATTGGGATTGGACAACGGCTTTTACAGCAAAAGGGGGCTATGCAAATACGCTCATTCTAGGAATCTTATCCGACCAACTGGGGAAAAACTATTGGAATTTGGATACAGGTGATTTTGTTAGTGAAAAAGGATCTATTGGTGGCTGGGTGATTAATTCAGAGTGTATATATAAAAATGTACAAGTTGGTGATAAACAATATGTAGCAAGAATTACATCACCAATACAAAATAACCCGGCTGGGACATATATAATTTCTTGCCAAGAAAGAACAAAGGAAAATGGTGTATGGGGAAATTGGAATCCTAATTTTATTTTATTTGGAGACGGACATGCGACCTTTGGAAAAAATTTAAAATTTTCCAAGGATGGGGAAGTTCTTGTTTACGATGATAATGATAAGTTAAAGACGAGTATAGATAAAACGGGGATTAAACATTACGAAGATGATAGCGGAGTTCCGTATCACTATCGAACACACAAAGAAGAAATTGTTATTAGAAAAAGCTCTTTCTCCGGTGGAGATGATAAATATTGTTATGCTGGTGGTAGTATATATATTTCAAAAAGTGATTTGAACTTAACCGAAATGATTCCAGCTAAATTTATTTCCGTTGCATCTAATGTTGTAGATGTTGTATCAGATAGCACAACAAGAATACGAAGTTTGGCAAATTTAGGAGTTAGTGCTGCTGTAAAATCAGTAGATTCAGGGGGTGTAACTATTGGATACTCTGTAAAATGTACATTTGTACATGTATCTGTAAAGCAAGGAAGTTCCGCAACTACTTACAATGGAACTTATTACCCACCGAGTAGCATGAAGATAGAAGTAAATTTAACATATTAAAAGGAGCACATGATGGAGAAAAATATTATTTTTGCAGTTTTTTCAAACAATAATACATCTGTTATCTCTAGTCATGCATGGCAGTACGATTATGGCCAAACCTTGAGGATACAGGGCTTACAGTTACCTCCGGCAGTTGAGATACATTTTGCTATTGAAGATGAAGAAACTTCTGTAACTAGAGTAGGAGTTACCTCAGATAATGTAACAGAGGTTGTTATCCCGGATAATTGCCTTGATAATATGGACGCGTTGCAGAGTTATAACGTGTATGCATATATTTATCTGACGGAGGAACGAGCAGGAGGGACAGGTTATAAGATTACGATTCCGGTTAAGGCCCGACCCAAACCAGAGCTTTTTGATATTCCAGAGCAGGAGGACATTTTCAGAAAAGCGATTGAGGAAGTGAATGCATCTGCAGAAAGAGCAGAAACAGCAGAGAAAGAAGCGGAATCCTGGGCGCATGGACATAAAGACTACCCAGAAAGGAAAGAAGACAATGCTGCCTATTACGCTGCATTAACCAAAAAAGATGCGGCATCTGTATCCGGTAGAGCAGAGGAAGCAAAGAAGAATATTGATAATTATGTGCGGCAGAAAGAATCGGAACTAAAAGGTGAAAGAGGAGATGTTTATTTTGCCGCATTTAAAGTTGTTGGAAGTAGATTGATTATGTGTTCAGACCCTACAATAGATAAAATACATTTTTATCGAGAGGGCAGCCGACTCAAATATAGAGTAGCTTTATAGTTTATAGAAAGAAGGTGAAGAAATGCCAAGTACAGAAAATAATTATCAGGATACAGACTTGGGAAATATCACGTTTAATCCACGAGGTGAGTATGATTCAGAAGCATCTTATGAATACCTTGATACAGTATCGTATCAGGGCGGAACTTATATGTGCTGTGTAAAGTATCCGAATACGATAACTGGTATAGAGCCAGAAAAGGGTAAAAATTCGGAGTGTTGGCAGATAGTCGCTGCTCCGGGCGGATTAACGTCAGACTACGTTGCAATGCATGATGATGTAGTTAATAAGGCGAAACAAATTGAAACGTCACGAGCAGCCGTAGAGCTGTCTCAGCAGGAGGTCGAGGCGGCACAGGCAGATGTGAGGCAGATGCGGCAAGATACGCAAGAAGCATCAGAGGAGGCTGTTGCAAGCCGGGACAGTGCGGCAGGTTATGCTCAGTCAGCAGAAGCCTCCAGAACGGCGGCAGCGGAATCTGAGCAGAATATCAATGCTCAGGTAACCGGATTTGACACACACGTTGCAGAGAAAACATCAGCGGCAGAGTCGACAGTTGAAGAGGCGAGAAAAACGGCTATTGATGCGATTACAACACAGCAGGATACGTCTGTAAAAGCTATAACAGAGGAAGGAACTAAACAGACGAAGGCTGTTAATGATGCTGGAATTACAAAGACAGACGAGGTAGATGCCGCAGGCAAAAAACAAGTTGAGAATGTTAAAGCAGCAGGACGGGTGGCGGTAAGTGCGGTCACAACACAACAGAGTAAATCTGAGAAGGCGGTATCAGATAAAGCTACAGAGCAGATTGGTGCTATCAACACGGCAGGCGATACACAAGTAACAGCAGTCGAGAATGCAGGGGCAACACAAATAGAAGCGGTTGAAGAGGAAGGAAATCAGCAGAATGTAAATATTACCGAAGCAGCGGCACAGGAATTAATTAAGCTGCAGCAGGTAGCAGCACAGTTCGCCGAAGACCATGAGCAGATTGAAAGAAATAAAAATAATATAGCAACTTTAGTTAAAACGAAGATTCAGGCGTGGTTTCCGGGAAAGACCGTGGAAAATTCAACATTGACAACTAAGTCGAGTGTTTTAAGTGGTCCTACTGGTGATACCATTCTTGACCTTGCAGGAAACGAGATTGGAATAACTGTTGAAGTAGTAGCACCGGCACCGCCCTACTATCTAGGAGATTTATGGATAAGTGATGATGCTGTATATATTTGTACAACAGCACAAGAAACAGGAAAATTTAGATCATTCGACTGGATGAAGATTTTAGAAAGGAAGTAAATTATGGCAAATTGGAAAGAATACACAACAAAAACAGCAGTAGAAGATACAGATGAACTTATGATTGCGGATGCAACAGCGAACGCAAACAAAAGAACACCTTTGAGCATTTTGTGGAACTGGATTGCAGGAAAATTAGCAACTGCAGTAATCTCTCAGTTGGAGACTCAAAACAAGTCAATCATTCCGGCCCTTAATGAATTAAATAGTAAGGCTCAAAAGCTCTTTTTTATCAATGCCATTCCCGGCATTACAGAAGCTCCTATTGATATGATTGCTAGAGATATTATTGATAATCAGTTACCAAACAATGATGAATGCTTCTATTTTGTTTCTTTTACAAGTGGTTCAAGATACCGAATGATTGTACAAAAATTTATATCAAATGATTATGCAGCATATATTCTGTTCGGATATGCAAAAGCAGAAATTTCATATCACGTTAAAACTAACGGAATATGGAGATAATTTTTCCTCTTCCCATTTAATTCATTAAGCAAGTCATGCTATTTTATGATTTAGAAGGAACAAAATGTATTGGCCGCAGGCTTAACGCCTGCGGCCATGTATGCTAAAAAGTGAAAAATAGTTATAAAAATATGGATTAAGCTAAAAGGTACCTCAGAAGGTTTCAGGATAGGGAAAACCAGTCTTGAGGTAGGTTTCCCTATAGAAAATGCATGTTTTTTTATGAAATCCGGAGGTATTTGCACTATGAACCATGTTATATCCTATAAGAGGGTAGGTTTCCAAATACCATCAGTATATGATTTTTAGTCAGTATACTGTAAAAATATATCTTTTAGTCAGTATACTGTAAAAACTATAGTCAGAATACCGACTATAAATTGATTTGCGATATTTTTTTGATACAAAAAAGTTGTGTATAAAAATTCTTGAAAAAAGAAAAATGTCATACTAACGGTAAGAAACAAAAAAAGAGCCGAACCGCCAAAATTACAACAACCAGGTTCGACTCTAGCACCGCAAGGGTACTGAGTTAGTATAACATGAACTCAGACCTTTGCAAAGACAAAGGAGGAGTTTTATGGACAATTTTGCAAATGAATTTATGACAAAGTTGGATGGCAAGTTATCACCAGAACAAATGAAAACTGTCTTGATGGAGTTAGAAATGTTTTCGGCAGAGTATAACATCGAGAAAAAATCAACGGAGATTGTTACATATGACAATACGATTCCAGAATGCTATAAAGTCTATCTTGTTTCAAAAAAGATAGAAGGATTAAGTTTAGAAACACTTCGGACATACAAATGCAATCTCGATGAATTTTTTCAGTGTGTAAATAAACCAGTACAGTTGATTACAACAAATGATATTCGTATTTATTTATACGCAATGAGTCAAAAAGGAAATACAAACAGGACAATTGATGGGAAAAGGTTGGTTGTGCATACCTTTTTCGACTGGTGTGTAAAAGAAGAGTATTTAGACAGAAATCCGGCAGCTAGAATAAATCCTATTAAGTTTGAAGTTAAGCCACGGGAACCTTTAAGTGGGATTGAATTAGAATTAGTTAGGGATGCTTGCATAGATTATCGAGAGAGAGCCTTAGTAGAATTGTTTTATAGTACAGGTTGCCGTGTGTCCGAAATGGTTCGTTTAAAGAAAGATGATATTGATTTTCAAACAAAAGAAGTACACCTTTTTGGAAAAGGAAGTAAGCATAGAATTTCATATTTAAATGCCAAAGCAGAAGTGTATTTGAAAAAGTATTGGCTCACTCGCAAGGATAAATGTGATAATGTCATAGTAACGGTAAGAAGACCATACCGAGGTGCTACTAAAGGACAAATTGAACAGATTCTTCACAAATTAGGAGAACGGTCTGGAATAGGTAAAAATCTGTATCCTCACTTGATAAGGCACACAACAGCAACAGATGCCATTGATCGGGGAATGAATGTTACAGAAGTACAAAAGATACTTGGACATGAAAAACTTGACACGACAATGATCTATGCGAAGGTATCGCAAGAAGCAGTGAAATTTAATCATCATAAATTTGTTGTATAGCAGTTATATTGTATAATAAGTTATACGCAAACTGGATTTCAAAAGAGAAAAAGAAAAACTAAAACTCTTTGAATAAATGCGAAGCATTTTTGTTGGGATCAATATTATAGAAAAGGGAAAAGAAAGGATAAGACTGACTTGTGTGATTTAAAATCACAGATATAGCTGCGAAAATAAATCACAGATATAGCAATGAAATAAAAGCACACATATATAAGTGTATTTAATGCACAGATATATGTGTGTTTTATTTTCTCAAAACTAGATCAATTTCTTTTAAAAATCTAAAAATTATATCGTATAAAGGAAAACAGCTCCCGAAAGAGCTGCTTTAAAAAATATGAAAAAAATAATTAACCTTGAAAGATAGGTCAATGATGTTATCATAACATATTTTGTGTAATACACAATGGTATTTTTTAATACGGTTGTGTATTTTTTGTTCTCTAAGGAGGTGAAAACGGTGAGAATAGTAGCAAATAAAAACAAGAACAGTAAAAAGAAATTTCCCTGGCGAATTGTATTGGATAACGGGCGGAAAGTACCGGTTCCAAGCCAGTATGATTTTAAGAGTATCTTTATCCGGAAACATGGGTGTAGCTTGGTTGGCTTCTATATGGCTCTAAGGTTTAAAGGAAAAAAGAAAAATATGCAACAGTGTTTGGCATATTGCAGAAGAAAATTGAAATGCGGAGCAAAGTATCCGCTTACAGAAGTTTGCAAAGGTATTAATTCTATTTGTCCAGGGAAGCCAGCGATTTACTATAAATCGCTGACAGATGCCCAGTTGGAAGCAAAACTGAAGAGAGGGTGCATGGTATTGTTTGAAGAAGACTCGCCCATCCACACTGTAGTTTTGTTGAGAGATGATAAAAGCGGAAAGGTGTGGCGTTTTTCGGATGGAAAGAAAAATGTGACGACATCCAAAAAAGAAAATGTACGAAGATGTATGAATAAAAAATATAAAGGAATAGTTGTGGTGAAATGAGGAAAAGAGCTGTGTATATAGATGCAAATACGATTATTACAGCCGCGACACTATTTGGAGCAGTAACGGCAATAGCTGGAGTCGCCTTTAACGTGTATCGGTGGTACTTAAAGCAAAACAAACAGGATGAAGAAATTGAAAAAGTGAAGAATGAGCAGTGTCTATTAACATACGGCATTCTCGCCTGTTTAAAGGGACTGAGCGAGCAAGGTTGTAATGGTCCTGTGACAGAAGCAATCAACAAGATTGAAAAGCATATTAATAAACAAGCACACGATCAGGAGGATTAGTTATGAATATTAGTGTAAAAACAAAGAAGTGGTTAAAATGTGCAGGAGTAAGAGCAGTGAAAACAGCAGCGCAGACAGCAGTCGCATTAATTCCCACCGCGGTATCTATCAATGCGGTAGAGTGGACGACTGTAATTGGTACAGCAGCACTTGCGGGCGTTGTAAGCTTACTGACTAGCGTTGCAGGACTGCCAGAGTGTAAGGAGGAGTAAGAATGAAGAAATTAATTGATGTATCGAGTTATAATGGAGTCGTAAGCTGGGGAAAGGCGAAGGCATACGGTTGCCAGGGGGCTATATTAAAAATCATTAGAAAAGATTTGGCAAGAGACAAGCAGTTTAACACAAATTATGCAGCCTGCAATAAAAACAAAATCGACTGGGGTGTGTACAATTATACATATGCTACTACCCCGAAAAAGGCAAGGGCAGATATGGAACTTATCTGCGATATTCTTGATAAGATTGACAAAGAACATTTTGTGTACGGTATCTGGTTTGATATCGAGGATAAGATACAGGCAAGTCTGAGCAAAGCAAAAATTGCTGCAATCATTAACGCAGCACAGCAGGTTGTAGAGGAGAGAGGTTATCTGTTCGGTGTTTACACAGGAATGAGTTACTATAACGAGCATATTGATAGAAAACTGGTTAAGTGTAATAATTGGTGGATTGCTCGCTATTATCAGGGAGATAAACGTATGCAGATTGCAACAAATCCGAACCAGGAGAAAAAGCCTACCGCAGCCAACATTGCATGGCAGTACACATCTAAAGGACGTTTCCCGAAGACGATTTCAAACGGTAACAGCGGAAACTTTGACTTAAATGTACTTTATAAAGAACCCGTGAAGAAAAAAGTTGAAGAGAATACAAAGAAACCTGTTAAGAAAAAGACCGTATATTATCCGAAATATAAAGGCAAGTCGAAATCGCTTGTGGATGCACTGAAATCATTAGGCATCAATTCCGGAAAGAATAACAGGAAAAGGATTGCAGTCTTAAACGGCATCAAGAATTATTCTGGCAGTGCATCGCAGAATACGAAGTTGCTTAATTTATTAAAACGAGGTACACTTATTAAGTGTAAATGAACTGTTTGAAGTGAAGATAGCAGTTCAAAGGTGGCAATGCCACCCATTTGCCACCGAGTCAATACGACTAGATAATACTTATAGAAACTAAAATGTTAAACAAGTTGAAAAAAGTAGTATTTTAGCTAGTAAATGAGTCTTTGAAAAGCTATTGAAAACTTTGATTGAACATAAGCAACAAACGGTGCATGTGGAGACGGTTGTACTGCTTTCCCACAAAAAGCCAGACGGACATATCAACGTAAAAGTTGAGTTTGGTGAGGGTGAGGGAAAAGTTCCGCTTGATAATATCGCTAAAAGAGCCGAAGAATACAAGCCCAAGGAACGAGTGACCTACAAAATGATAAAGGAGTACATAGAAGCGAAATATGGTTTCAAGGTACATGCCGCATATATTGCGGAGGTAAAAAGGGATTTAGGCTTGCCGATGTATGATGCTCCTAATGCAGTAGAAGAACTGAAACAGCCGAGGAAACATCTGACGGCAGAGAAAGTGGAAGCGATAAAGGATGCGTTGAAACATTTTGAGGTGATTTAA